TCGACGTCGACGGCGCCCTTCGTTATTCGCTCGAATATAACGGCGAACAAGTTCTCGCCCCTTCGAAATTGGGACTGAATTTCCGCGACGCCAGATCCTTTGGCGCGTTCAAATTAGTCGACGCAACGACGCGGGAAATTAACCTGAAATGGAGTCAACCGTTCGGAAGGCAGTCGGAATACGTCGACCGTTGCGCCGAGACGACGCTGACCTTTCAGGAAGAAGGCGAGCCAGGAAGAAAAATTGCCGTCAGGTTTCGCGTGTACGACGAAGGACTCGCGTTTCGTTATATTTTGCCCGAAGATTCGGGATTGACGAACGCCTCGGGCGAATTCTGCGTCGAATCGGAGGAAACGGAATTCGCCTTCGGTAAAGATTACGACGTCTGGGCGAGTTTTTATCGTTCGTACAACACTTCGCAGGAGGAAATCTTCCAACATAAAAAGTTGTCGGACATTAAGCCGGATTCCTTTGTCGGTATGCCTTTGGTCGTATGCGCCGATTCTTTTGCAGTCGCTTTGACGGAAGCCGATTTGCTCGATTGGTCCGGCGCGCAGTTTGCGTCTACCAGCGACAATTCGAGGACGGTCGCCGTTCGTCTGACTCCGCGAAAGGACGGACAAGGCGCCGTCGTTCGCAAAGCGCCCGCCGCGTCCCCGTGGCGCGTCGTTATTTTAGGAAAAAATCCTGTCGACTTAATCAATAATTCGACGATCGTTCAAAATCTCGCGACTCCATGTCTGCTTGAAGACGTCTCATGGATCGAGCCTGGCAACGCGTCCTGGGACTGGTGGGCGCCAAAGTCGCCGCGCGTTATGTCGAACGAGGTCTTTTATAAGTTTATTGATTTTTCAGCTTCGATGGGGTGGAAATATACGCTGATAGACGCCGGGTGGTCTCGTCGTACAAATTACGGCTATGACGACAACGACGCGACTACTTTTGCCGACAACGTAGATATTCCCAAGTGCGTCGAATACGCGAAAGAGAAAGGCGTCCGGCTTCTGTTATGGTTTCATTGGTCCGATTTGGACAAGGCGGGCGTGCGCGAAACGCTTGAACGCGTCGCAAGTTGGGGCGTCGCAGGCGTTAAAATAGATTTTATGGATTCGCATACGCAGGAAATGGTCGAGTGGACGACGGAAACGTGTAAAATTGCCGCAGAAAATAAGTTACTCGTCGATTACCACGGAATGTATAAGCCGACCGGTATGGAACGAACCTATCCGAATCAGATTACGCGCGAGGGAATTCGCGGCAACGAATACAACCGCTGGACGACCCAAACTGCGGCGCATACCGCTGCTTTGCCCTTTACTCGCGGGCTGTTGGGACCGGCGGATTATACTCCGGGCGGGTTTCGGAACGAACATTCGGACTCTTTTCTTTCGCTTGACGCCTTTTCTGATCCGGGCGAAACTTGCCGCGTCGTCGGGACTCGCGCTCGTGAATTGGCGCTTTGCGTCGTCTTTGATTCTCCGCTTCGCTGTCTTTGCGATTTGCCTTCCGTTTATGCCGACGCGCCTGGCGTCGAAGCGCTCTTTGATTTGCCCTGCGTCTGGGATCAGACCGTCGCGCTTGCCGGTTGTATTGGCGATTATTACGTCGTCGCGCGTCGGGCTGGGACTCGTTGGTTCGTTTGCGGTATTACCGACGAGAACGCTCGCGAGGTTTCCGTTTCGCTCGGTTTTTTGCCCGACGGGCTCGAATTTGACGCCGTTCTTTATACCGACGCGCCGGAGTCTGAAAGGGACGCGCGCTTTGTTTCCGTTGCGCGTCGAACCGTTCGCTCGTGCGACTCGCTCGAAATCTCCCTTGCCCGCGACGGCGGGTTTTTTGTCGTTTTAGCCCCTTCCGCCCCTTAGGTTTTTACCTAATATACTCTTAGTCGGTCGTTTTGTCAACGGTTCTTTCAGGTTTTTTTCCGATTTTTGGAAAAAACTTTCTTTTCGCTCCTTTCGCGCCCCGTTCCGCCCGACCGTATCGATCGGTCGGGTTCCCGGCGCTCTTTTGACGGGGTGGCGTCGCGCGTTTCTTTATGGTTGCGCGTCGTCGGTTTGCCTTTTTCTTAAATTCTGGTATAATCGTGCGTATCGTTTCTTTAACCTCTGTTTATGAAAGGATCGCTTATGTCCGCAATCGGGTATTTTCGCAGGGAGTCCTCGCTTTCCGTCTCCGGGACGGTCAAAGCGACCGCAGGTACGAACTATTCCGGCGTCGTCGATCTTGGCGCCGTCGACTCGCAGGGTCTGCGTTGCGAGGATTTTGAGTTTGAGATCGTCTTTCCCGCCGTTACGACGACTCATTTTCCTTCGAACACCGGCTTGACGCTCAAACTGCAGTCGTCCGACTCTTCGACGTTCGCGTCCGGGGTCGTCGATCATCGCGTCGCGACCGTTACCGGGGGAACCGCTTATTCCGGCGAGACGTTTCGCTTTAAGCCCGCGCAGGGCTCCGCGCGGTATTGGAGAATCGCCGCCGCGACGACGCTCGCTTCCACCGGGGCTACCGGGTCGGGCGCGAGCGGCCTGACTTATAAGATCGATTATCTCGCTTGACGAAAGGTTCCAATGACTGAAAAGCAGGTTTACGAACTGCGCGTCGAGAAGCTGGAAATGCGCGCGGCTCCCCGCCCGACCGTCGACTGTCGGCTTGTCGATTCCGTCGGCTGTCGGTTCCGTTGGGTCTGCGAGCCAGGCGACTCGCTCGGCGTTCTTATCGACGCTTTGGGGAAGCGCGGTCGGGTTCGTTTTTTCGGGCGCGTTGTCGAAACCCGCGTCGACGGGCTGTTTTTAACCGACGTCGAAAGCGTCGAGCTTGTTTGACGCGGTTTTTTGTTGTTCGTTCAGATTAGAAAGGATTGCCAATGGCTGTTACGTGGCACGATATTTTGAAATTTACGGGCGTCGGCGGCGACGAAATCGTTTCCGACGTCAAGGTCTCCTGTCCTGAATTTACGGGCGTCGACCTTTACGGGGGCTCTTTCGACGTCTCGAAGGGTCAGACTACCTGTTCGGGCGACGTTTTTACGGGCGTCGCTCGGATCGATTCCGACCCGCCTTCGATTTTCAAGATCGCGAACGAAGGGATCGGCGCGTCGAAGGGCGTTTACGAACGGAAAGAGTATCGACTCGCGATGGCTGGTTCCTATTTTCGGGTCGACAAGGACCTTGTGCAGATCGATCCCGACCGCGGCGCGGCTTATATGCGCAACGAAGCGACGCGGATTCTTTCCGACGTGATCCGCAAACTTGGGAAGCAGTTCTTTTACGGGCACGGAACCGACGCGACCGCAGGTGGCGCTGAAGCCGCCGGGTTCCAGGGGCTCGAAGGTATCGTCGATTCCGGGCAGGTAACTTCGGCTGGTGGCTCGGTTTCCGGTACGTCGACGCTCTGTTCGGCGTATATGGTTCGATTCGATCAGTTCGACGGCGTTACTTGGCTCTTTGGCAAGGGTGGCGCGCTTGAAGTCTCCGATATTGAGTCCGTGCCGGAATACGTAACGTCGGGGTCGACTACCAAGGCGATGACGTGGCTGCAGCAGTCGGTGAAGCTGTATCCGGGTCTTGCGTGTCAGTCGAAATACGCGATCGGTCGAATCGCCAACATCACGACGTCGACCGCTTCGACCGCCGGTTCCATTTCGACGTCCGCGTTCACCGACGAACACATTATGCTCGCGCTGGAAAAGATGAAGGAACGCCCCGACGTGATCTTTATGCCGCGAAAAGCCGGCGTGCTGCTTGGCGCGTCGCGCACGAACACGGTGTCCTTTCGCGGCGCGTCCCTTAAAGTCGCTCCGATTTCGATGCCGGTCGAAGCGTATGATATTCCGATTCTTTACACGGATTCGCTGATCTGTTCCGAAGCGGCGTGGTCGTAACGGAACGACGCGTCGCGAATGCGTCGACGCAGAAAAATAAACGACGCGCTCGATTCGATTACGAGCGCGTCGTTTTATTTTCTGCGTCGACTGCTTTGCGAGGGAGATTCACGCCGCTGTATTCGGTCGATACTCTTTCGTAGTCGAACCAATCCGCGTATCGTTGATACGCGGCTTTCCGTTTGATACGCGGCTTTCCTTATAAACCCGCGTTGACGCTTTGCGTTTTTCCGAACGGCAGTTCTACTCCCTTTTCTTCCGCGTCTTCGATCAGCGCTTTGAGGTCGTTCAGATTCTTCGCGACGCTTTCTCCGTATTCGTCGGCGCAGTCGTAGACGTTCATCAGTCCGGCGTCGATCGCGAGCAGGGTTTCCTTGACGCGTTCGCATAATCGCCACTTAGGCAAGCCCGCCCCGCGCCACGCCACGCAGTCGCGCAGGTCGTCCGGCTTCAAACCCGGCGTCCAGAATTCGTGAACGCGGTCGTTCGGATCCGACAGCCAGTTTGGAAGCAACCAGTCGAAAAGCATATTGTCGAGCGTTTCCAGGACGGGTTCCTGTTTGATCGACACGGTGTCCAGGAACTGTTCGTATTCTCCCTTGTTGCCGGCGAAGGTCAGTTGGCTCCCGTCGTAAAAGGAGTAGGGCAGGTCGAGCGCCATATAGATTTGACGCAGAATCGCCTGCGTAAACGTCTGGAAGTTCGCGCTTGGCGTGTCGCCCTTGACGAACTCGACGCTGTCGTCTGTTCCAAGGGACAGGTAAAGCGTGTCGTCTCCAAAGAACGCCCTTGCGCGTCGCTCCGTTTCCCTCGCCGCCTCTTCGTCGTTCCCGGCGTCGTTGAATCCGGCAAGCCGCCCCGTCGACGTTTTCGAGACGAGCCCGACCTGCTGTTCCAGCTTCATCTTCGCGAGCGCGTACTGGTAGCAGTCGTTGAGCTGGTACGTCGACGCGACGACGGGCGCGAACGGACTGACGCCGCGCGTCTGATCGCGGCGCGTTCGGTAGGCGATCAGTTCGAAGTCGTCGGCGTCGATTTCCTTTTCCGGCTCCATTGTTCCGCCCCGACCTCTCGACCAGACGGAGTAGGCGATCGCGCGTCCGTCCAGGTCGAGTTTTACGCCGTGCGTCCATTCGGGGTCGTATTCCCCGACGTCGCGCGGGTTGCGGATTCTGTCCCCTTCGACGATTTGAAGGCGGCAGTCGGCGCGTTTGACGATTCCGACGTCTCCGTCAAGCGTTCTGCAGGATTCCGCGATTCTCATCAGTTCGTCAAAATTCGACCGTCGGGCGGCGTCGCAGTTTTCGCGTCTCGTCCATTCCTTGACGCGTCGCTCCAGCGCTTCGTTGAATTCGCGGTCGGGCGTCGACGCTCTGAACCGGTAGTTTGCGACGTATTGAAGATGACGACGCAGCGCGGAACTTGCCGCCGGCGCGTTGCGCAGGAGATCGCGCGTCGCGCTGACGAGCGCGGTTCGGTCTGCGCGTGTCAGTTCGCGGTCTTCGCTCTTCTGCGAAATGTAAATCGGTCGTTTCGTGCCGCGCGGTCGGATTGCTTCGTAGGCTAGTTTCAGCAGGTTTTTCATTTTTTCGAGGTTTTTTCCCAATATATTCGCGTTTGTATTGCGCTTTCGACTCTTGACGATTATACTTGAGTCGCGGGCGCGTGTTCGCTCGTTGAAAGTGGGATGAAATGAAGTTGTTTAAGGCGTTGTTTGGCGCGAAGGACGCGCCGAAAAAGGCGGCTCCGCACGTTCGCAAGGGCGCGGAACGCAACAGGGAATTGACGGTCAAGGAAATTCTCGCCGCCGTCGAACGGAGCCGCGCCGAACTGCGCGAGACGGCTCGTCGCAACGGTCTGATCTGATATGGCGGCGCGTTCCGTCTGGAAAGCCGCGTATCAACGATACGCGGATCGGTTCGAGTCGCATAAGCGAAAACCGAACGAACGCGCGGGAAATTACGAACTGAACGCGCAGACAGGGAGATTCGCGCCGCCGTCTGCGGTCGA